TACCAATTGTGACAGAGTAAGGAGCGTTAGTATCTTCGAAAAAATACGGTGCCCCCTCGCCGTTGTAATTGACATCGAAAGTCGTTAGCACCGAGTCACCAATTTTAAACAAGTAATCACCTGCCCTAAGAAGAATTTGAAACTTGGAAGGGTAGGTAAAAACGTGATCAGCAGCTCTGTAATCTGGGGCCATGTGATATTTAAAGTTGCGTATCAAATCTCTTATAGCATCACTTTCTTTTTTGTTCTTGGCAATCAACTTATATTCAAACGAATGTTGGCGGAAATTGACACCCGTAAATACATTGGCAATGTGAGGATTTCTTGCGATGCCTAATCCTGCCAATGCTCCTATACCTGCATTAGCTAATGCCGCAGAAACACCTGCACCCACAACGCCTGTGCCGGCAATCAATGCTGCGAGTGCTGCAGCTGGTCCACCAGCCTCAGCAGCGCCTATACCGAGATTAGCTAATATACCTCCTACATCATCTCTACCCAAATCAGCCTCTTTTACAGCATCAACTACTCTTTGTGTGAGCGATCCTGAATTGCCACCAACGTTTGTTGCAATGTCTCTTGCAATGGCGCCGCCTGGACCCAGTCCTACTGTATCATACTGAGCGTTATATGAAGTTCCTAGATTCGATGGTATTGGCAATGCAAAAGAGTGAGCTGGTTGACTAATACTGATACCCGTGGCTTCTTGAAACTCTTTAACAAAGTTGCCAACTTTTTTGATGCCTCCAAGTATTCTGTTACCTATACTATCAACGAATTCATCTCTCGTTTCATCGTATTTTTGCCTAACATCAGCCAGCTGGGACAGTTTATATTCTTTCTGAGCTCTAAATATAATAAAATAAGGCGTGTCCGCTAGATCGCTGGGAAAGTAGGTTGTATCGTACTTAGTATTAAACTCCAACGATGCGAGAGGGCCATCCGCTCCCGATCCAATATTAATAGCTGGCATTTTTTATCCTATGAAAACTTACAAAGGGGTTTACAAACCTCTGAATACTGACAAATATTTAGGCGACCCCACTAACATTATTTATAGGAGTTCGTGGGAGCGTCAATGTATGTTATTTTTTGACAGGAACAAAGATGTACTGAAATGGGGATCAGAAGAAATTATTATACCGTATCGCTCTCCGCTTGACAATAAAATACATCGTTATTATGTTGATTTTTTAATTAAAGTCAGGACGGCCGATAACAAAATAGAAACCCACTTAATTGAGGTTAAGCCTTTTAAGCAAACAAAACCACCAAATATACAGCAAAGAAAAACAAAAAGATACGTCAATGAGGTGACAACATATTTAGTCAATGAAGCAAAGTGGAAAGCAGCCCAGGAATACTGTAAAGATAGGCAATGGAAGTTTCAATTAATAACAGAAAATGAGCTCGGAAGGTAAGATAAATAATACCATGGTAGCATATGTATTCGACAATATATTAGCAAAGGGCATGCAGGCTGGCAAGGTACCTGGCCGTACTGAAGATGCACGTAAGTGGTACAGAAACACAGCAGCAAAGTTTCAAGTTGCTCCCAGTGTGTTGATGAGAGAGAATGCATCTAAGTTTACCAACATTACTAGACCTGGTAGTATGATGTTGTTTAATTATGATCCCAAGCACAAAAATGATCTTCCTTATTACGATACCTTTCCTTTGATATTTGTTGTCGGACCAGCCGAAGGAGGTTTTTATGGTATTAACATGCATTATTTGCCTCTGAGACAAAGGGCCATATTGATGGATGCTCTTTACAACATAACTACCAACAATAGATTTGACGATAGCACCAGACTAAAACTCAGTTATCAAGTTTTGAAAAGGACTTCCACATATAAGTTTTTTGCACCATGTTTCAAACATTATTTACATAAGCATGTCAAATCAAGAAAGTTGTTGATTGATTCTGTTGAATGGGACATAGCTTTGTTTCTACCTCTTCAAAGATTTCAAAAAGCAAGTGCTTCTCAAATTTACAGCGATAGTCTTAAGAAGGTAGGATAATGGCGTTTAATGTTTCTGATTTTAGAGCAAATATAACAGGCGCAGGCTCTAAAAGCGTATCAAAGCAATCTCATTTTGATCTTGTGATAAACCTGCCTAGAAACATAAGACTGTCAACAAGAAGCAGGACGGCATATGATCGTTTAAGATTTCGATGCACGGCAGCTGAGTTGCCAGGTCGTACAATTCAGACATCAAATTATAAGCATCTTGGATATGGTTTGAACTCAAAGATAGGATACGATGTTACATACAACGATGTAGTGTTGACAATGATATGTAGTTCGGACCTTGGTGAGAAGAGTTTGTTTCAAGCATGGCAGAGCTCTATTGTCGGCAACCATACACGGAATCAAGATATAAGACCACATCAAAGTTTGGGTTATTATGATGATTATACATCCACGGTGGGTATATTTCAATACGATGAAACAGGAGCTGTTACCTACTCTATGGCTCTTGCTGAAGCATATCCCATTATTGTAAATTCTCTGCCTTTGAACTGGGAAAGCCAGGATCTGCATCAACTCACCATTTCTTTCAGCTACAAATATTTTATTGAAACCGATGAGCCTGCTGCTGGTAGAGGTGCCCGTGTGAACAAAGCTGGCGTAGCTCTCACAATAAATGGCGAATCAACACTCGATGATAAACTCGATGGTTTAGGATTACCAAGAATAGGTGAAATATTTAACATCCCTCTATTCAATACCCAAAGCGTTACTTTGACTGGTGGTTCTGGTCTTAATACAATATTTTAATATTAATGAGGTTTTATTATGTTACCCAATCTACAAAATCCTGAATTTATACTGACACTTCCTTCAACTGGAGAAGAAGTGTATTATCGGCCATTTCTAGTCAAAGAAGAGAAAATGCTTCTCTTAGCTCTTGAAAGTGGAAATATTCAAGAAGTAACAAACTGTATTATGAAAATAATAGAGAATTGTGTGAGAAGTGAAAAAACCACTATAAAAGACATGACCTATTTTGATATTGAATATCTCTTTTTGAACATCAGATCGAAATCCGTAGACAACATTGTAAAACTAAAACTCAGGCATGCAGATGCAAATGCATGCAATCACGTACACGATTATGATTTAAACATAGATGAAATTAACGTCGTGTTTACCAAAGATCATACCAATAAAATTATGTTGACTGATGCAGTTGGCCTTGTAATGAAATACCCAACTATAAAAGATCAAGATGAAATTGAGAATGATCTCAATAGTACAGATGTTGAAAAGATTTTTATAGCAATAACTAAGTCTATCAAGTATGTATTTGATACAACGACCGTGTACGAAGATTCAACAACGGAAGAAATGCTGGCGTTTGTGGAAAATCTTACAAAAGAGCAATTTGGTAAGATTATGAATTTCTACAAAAGTATGCCATCCCTTCAACACACGCTTGAATATACCTGTCCCAAATGCAGTAAAAAAGAATCAATACTGTTGAAAGGTATTCAGAGTTTTTTCGCTTAATGCTCGGTCATAACAGTCTTGCAAACATGTATCATACCAATTTTACTTTAATGCATTTCCATAAATATTCGTTGACTGAGCTGGAAAATATGATACCATTTGAGAAAGAAATCTACATCCAAATGCTTATCAATCACCTTAAACAGCAAAAAGACAAATAACAGTAGACCTTACAAATGATATTACCGTCGATTAACGCAGCAAACGATGAAAATATTCTAACTGTTTTAAATGACAGCAATTCTTATTTGGAAGAAATAAAATCTCTTGTTATAAATGACCAAACGTCTGATCTTCTTTCTATAAATCAAGAAACGCTTGATGAAATTAAACAAATACTGAATAAGCAAGTTGACTATACATTCTCGTCTAGACTTGAGCAAAAGGCACAGCAGCGCCGTGACCAAGAAAAAGAACAATCTATGTTTCCTGTTCCTTTTCAAGAACAACAAACATTACAAACAGTACCAGAAATTAATCAGACAACGGAAGCTGCCGGGGTAATACCAGTCCAGAAGTTAGTTGATACCATACAAACGTTGATTGATACTGTTCAAGCAGCACCGCCAGGTACTGTAAATAATGTCGTAGAAAATCAAAAAGATATTGTCAAACTTACAGAAAAAACAACAAACCAAGTTTTATTAAATCAAGATACATTAAGTGACATTGAAACTAATACAGAAGACTTAAAAAAACTTGATGCGGTAATAGACACACTCAATAAACAAGTTGAGTTAGAGAAAACAGCAGAAGATCTGCTACGATTGCAAATAGAAAATCAAGAGAACTCTCGTATAGAGCAGGAGCTTGAAAGAGAACGTGCTGAGAGACTGGCAAGACAAGGACAATCACGTGCCAGTGCAGGCCAAGAGGATCAAGGTGAAGGACGTGGAGGTAATGCTTTTGCAAACATGCTTGGCGTTGGTGCTGGGGGTGCAGGTTTAGGCGCAGCCTTGAGTGCAGGTTTTAGAAACGCGTTTAGCCGAGCTGTGCGAGGGGGTGGTCTAATTGGTCTAGCAGCCGTGTTTGGCGACGAGATTGGTGAATTTCTAGGGGAAAATGTCAGTAGTATTTTAACCAATTTAGGTGTCAATCCTGATTTTGCTAAGAACTTAGAAGATATCTTAAAAAGCAGAACAACTGCTGCCTTAACAATGGCTGGTCTTTCCAAAGTTATATTAGGCAGAACACTCCCAGGTATTGTTGTTGAGGGGCTTCTTGCTTTTTTTGATCTTCCCAGCTTAACAGATCCGAAAAAATTACTCGATGCTCTTGAATTAAAGATAAAAGAGAATTTTGGCGAGGGTGCTGCTAATAATTTTGCAGCAGCAACAGGAACAGCCCAAGAAATAGCTACTATAATAGCTGGCCAAATTTACAAATTGTTTGGTTTAGAGGAGCTCGTACCTCAGGAAAAAAGAGATGAGGTTAATAAAATGTTTGAGGATGCTTTCAGCAGCTTCCTCGATCGCGAAACAGTGCAAGATATTTTATCTATTCCAGCACGAATATTAGATGGTACCCTAAAGGATGACATAGTAGCAGCTGGTGTTACTTTGGCTGAATCGATGGGTTCATTGCTCACTAATGTATCAACAGCGTTTGGAAATAAACTGCGTGATCAATCCCACGATAGTGCATTTCAAGGTGGTGTAAGCAGAGAAAACCGAATGCGAATGAGAAGTCGCTTCAATAATTATGGGCAGGGCGAGTATGCTTCAGACGAGGAAATAAGTCGGGCAATAGTTTCTGAAGAAAACGAAACAACCCCACCAGCGGCTCCATCGGGATCCACATCAGTTATTGCAAGAATTGCTGGTATGATTCTTGGAAATAATGATGAAAACATGGATAGTCTTGAGCGAGCTGGCGGTCCAAGTCCTCGTATGCGTTTGTCTATGGATGCTAATTATGCACGAGCCCAACGAGATGCAACATCGGCTGAAGAATTAGAACAAATGCCCACCGCAGATAACAATTACAATTTTGATCAAGCGTTTGATCAACTGCCTGTTGATCCGGCGTTTGATTTAATGGATAGTACTCCTGAAAGCGATGCTAATTTCCAAAGAATATTGGATCGAATGGATGCTGCTCCTGACTTGCTCGCTGCAACCGCAACACCTGTAACATCTGCCATACCTACCGGCAGTAATTTGTTACAACAAGGATTGGAACTTGAAGGCATTGACGATCCTGTTTTCAAAGAGCTCGCAAGAAGTATTTTCCATCAAGAAACGTCAGGTGGTACTAATGTACGTCGATCATCTGCTGGTGCTATTGGTCCTATGCAAATACTACCAGGTACGTTCAACGAAGTAGCAGATCCAGGCATGGATATAAACAATCCATTAGACAACATGCGTGCCGGCATCAGATATCTTTTAAAAGGATATAAAGCTGCAGGAAGAGATCCGAT